TAATCCCAATGGTGAAAAATACTTAATCAGTATGAAATTAAAACTTCAATATTTGAACGAAGTGTATTTGGATTTATTAGGATTAGATAGAATTATTATACCAACAACATATAAAAATAGATAAAAATAAAACTTATGGAAAAGTTAGAACAATTAAAGTTACTAATTGAAACGGATATTAAAGAGGTAGAATATTACAAACCATTGGATAGTGATATTGAAAACGAAACATCAATCAATGTAATGAAACAAATATTAAGTTACATTGAGGATATACAAAATAGTTAAAGTGAAAATAGGGGTAGTTAATTCTACCCCTTTTTATTTACAAAAATCAAAGTGACATTATGAGTAGAAAATTAACCAATGAGGAATTAGCCATAGCACTCATTAAATTAAAAAAAGAGTTCAATCAGTTAAGTGACAAAGTTGAACGAATGGCTGAGTATTTAAGACAACAACATATAAAACAAATAAAAAAATAAGTTATGAAAGAAGAACAAATGCAAAAGATAATAAGTTATTGTGATAAACAATTATCCAAAAAAGAATTATGGAATTGGGTATGTGATTATCTTACCGAAGAAATGTATTGGGATTTAGAGGATGGTGAAATTAGTCCAAACGATGAACAAATAGAAGGGGTTAGAATTATATTTAATAAAATTATAAAAAAGTAAGTTATGAAAAATTTAGAAAAAGTTATTAAAACAGAATTAATTAGATTGGGATTTACACAAAGTGGTAATTTGTATAAATACAAAGATATTACAATCTATGATATTGATAATCAGGGTATATCCTTATATGATAATAGTTGTGATGAATATGGTAGATACGATATTACTATGTGGCATTGTAAAAAGAAAGATGTTATCTTTTATATCAAAGGATTGATTGAATATCAAGGTAAGTTAGATAAATTAGGATATACACATTATGATACAGGATTATAAATAAAATAAAAAAGTAAGTTATGACAAACAAAGAATATAATCAATTATTAAAGGTAAAGGGGTATGAAGAACGAACTCACCAAAAACAATTTTTGACAAGTGGTGAATTTGATAATAGTAGAAAACCATTCGTATTGGGTGCAGGTACATCGGCTGGTAAAGGTCCAATGTCTATTATGTGGTTAGAATCATTTTATTCTAATCCTAATAATAGAAATAAACAAACATTATTTGTATCAGCATCAAAAACAATATTAAGAGATAATATACATAATGTATTAAAAGGATTTAAACCATCGTTTAGTTATTCTATTGTAAAAGATAAGAAAACATTAATAGCTGCATTAGAAAGAAATGCACAAGTATTAATTTTAATTCCACAAACAATTAGAACTTATTATAAATTATTACCTAAAATGAATAACTTTATTTTAGATGAAGCGCACGAATGGTATTTTGCAAAAGTAAAAGGTAAAAATGAAAGTTCTTTAACTAAAATAATTAAACATATACAACCCAAAAAACAATTATTATTGACGGGTACTCCATCAAAGTTTAATGCAAATGCTGATAAGTTTAATTTTCAGTATGTTCCTGTAATGGATTTATATGATGAAGGATTAGTAAGTAATGTTAAAATGGAAATTGTATCATCAACATATGATTTCAAAGCAAATGATTGGATGGGTACATATGGTAATTTAAAAACATCAAAAACAAACTCAAAGAAACAAGCAGAAGAAGCTTTAATTGCAGTTTGTAATGAAATGATTAATAAACTTAAAAATCCATTAAAAGATTGGTATAATATAAATAATGTTACTAAAAATAGTATTGGTAAGTTATTTAGTTATTTAGATAAAACTATTATTTACACACATAGTTTATCACAGGCAGATAAATTCTATGAAATATTAAATTCTAAAAAAGAATTAAAAGGAAAAGTTTTATGTTCTCATAGTGAAAATGATCCTGATAGTATTGATTTTAATAAATTTAAAACTGATAGTAAGTTTAATATTTTAATTGCAGTAGATAGAGGTAGAATTGGATTTGATATGCCAGAATTATTTAACATTGTAGATTTTACTTTAACACAAAATTTAGATATGTTACTTCAAATGTATGGTAGATTATTAAGAATTTCAAATAACCAACCAAAGAAACAAAAGATTTATTTTAAAGTAGCTACTAAAAATACAGCAGATTACTTTGTTGATTTAATGACAGCAATGTTATGTTTAACGCATATGGATTGGTATTCTAAATACAATGGTAAAAATATGGGTGGTATTCTTATTCCAAAAGTATTAACTAAATCAATCCGAAATAAAACATATACAAATAACCAACAAAATAAAAAATCTAATAAAGTAAAACCTTATGTTTCTTTAACTGAATTGGGTATTCCATTAGATTTAAACTTTTTCAGACAAAGTATATTACATACTTCTAATAGTAAGTTCAATACAATAGCGGAAACTACATTAGATGATGTTCGTAAAGAGTTTTTTGGAAGTGAAAATAAATGGAACGAAAAAACAATCACAAAGGAAGCATTAAAGTATAATACTAAAAATGAATTTCAAAAAGCAAATCGTTCTGCTTATAATGCAACATTTAGATTAGGAATAACTGAAAAAGTTTTTTCACATATGACTGAAGTATTCCATAAGTGGACAATTACTGAAATAAAGGAAGTAGCAAATAAATTTAAAACAAAAAGCGAATTTTATAAAGATGAAATTGGTAGAAGGGCATATGGGCAAGCTAGAAAATTAGATATATTAGATGATGTATGTAAACATATGGATAGCTATTATACCGAATGGACTCCTCATTTAGTTAAAAAAATAGCTAAACAATATAATACTAGAACTGAATTTCAGAAAGGTTCTAAATCAGCGTATGGTGCAGCTAGAAAATTTGGTTTAGATATGTTTTGTAAACATATGAAACGTCCGGATGTTTGGAATAAATCAATTAAAAAATAATTTCGTTACAAAATTTGGCTGATACTTATATTTGTTGTATCTTTAAGATATGATGAACATATTAATAACATAAACAAAACTATGGCAAAAGACCCAGCAGTATTGTTCTACACATCTGATTTTTTGAGTAGTACAATCACAATGACAAACGAGCAGAAAGGTAAATACATAACTTTACTTTGTATTCAACATCAACAATCATTCTTAACTGATGAAGATTTAGATACACTTTTAACTGATAAAGATAAAAGAGTAAGAGATAAGTTTATTAAACAATCAGATGGCAATTATATTAATCTTAAACTGAAATCTGAAAGTGAAAGAAGAAAAGCTTATACTGAAAGTAGAAGAAATAATAGAAGTAAGATAAAAAATAACTTATCAGAAACATATGATAAACTAATGGAAACTGGAACTGGAACTGAAACTAGAACTGTAACTAGAAATGAATCTTTAACTAAAACTATAACTGATACTTTAAATAATAGTATAGCAGATAAGATGAGATTAAAACCTTCTGATAAAGAAATAAATGAATTAGATAATTTGGTATGATAGAAAAAATATATTATCTTTGTTATATAAATGTTCAGTTCTTTACGCCATTTAGTCTGAACATCCTTATAATATAGAGTGGTACAAATAATACACTCTCACCCTCACTACTCTTAGTGGGGGTTTTTTATGTCCAATAATATTTGTTCGTTTGAGATTTTTTGGTTATATTTATAGTAACAACATTAATAAAACAAATATGGCAAAGATTAAAGAAATTAAAGGTTATGATGGATACTTTATCGATACTGATGGTAATGTATGGACATCAAAAAGAGGTAACAATAATACAGCAAGAACTGAATTAAGATTATTAAAATTATCTAAAAAGAAAACCGGTTACTTATACGCTAACATTTATTGGGGTAAAACATCAAATCAAAGAAGTTCATTAAGAGTTCATAGATTAGTATATAGTACATTTGTAGGACCTATTGATGAAGGATTTGTAGTAGACCATATCAACGATACAAAAAATGATAATAGGTTAAAGAATTTACAGTTATTGACTGTAGCAGAAAATACACAAAAGTATTGGAACACACCATCAGCACAATTAAGAAAAAAAAACTAAATCATAGTATGTGTATAATCAAATTAGGAAACATTGTAGAGGGATTAATTAACGTAGTGACATTAGGTTGGGGTAAAGATATCGCGAGTTGGATTGCATCGAAATTTGGGTATGCTACGTGTGGATGTGAGGAACGTAGGATATATCTCAATGAACTATGTGGTTGTAAAGAAGGAATAAAATTATTTTAATGGGAAGAAGTTTAAGACAGTTATCAACGCAATGTGGAGAGTGTGGTGTACCATTTGATGAAACACTTAGTAACAAACAACCAAAGAGAGCACTATGTATAGAATGTTATCAAACTGAATTGGATAATAGAAATACTTTACACAAAGAAAAGAGAGCAGAGATAGGAGCGGCAATAAAGAGAATAGAATTATACAGAGATTATAAATTACAGAATAGAAGCGGATTTTGGAGAGAGATAAATAAAGAATTAAAACCTTTAAGTGATAGAAAAGAAATCAGAGCATTTATTAGTAAACAAATGGATAGGATATTAAATGATAATCAGTTAATGGAATATATAAGATTAATAAGTATTGCAGACCAAAGAAAAAACGAAAATAATAAATAATATGAACGGAAGTGAAATACAAAAGCATATAGGGATATGGTTACAAGAGGATAAGAATCCCTACATTGGAATTAAAAGAAGTTGGGAAGAATATTGTAACGAAGAATTAAATATTGAACATAAAGAAGCTTATGGAGTATTAGCTAGTATGTTACAAATTACTAACATAAGGTCCAAACATTTAGAAGATGCATTACTCCATATACAAAAAACAGAAATGCCGAATTTATACAATAATACAGAAACAATAAAATAAATAAACTATGGCACATGAAGAACAATCTGATTTTTGTAAATCAGTAAAAGAAAAATTCCCAACTCATTTTAAGGGAGTAAAAGTATTAGATATCGGTTCATTAGATATCAATGGTAATAATCGTTATTTATTTGAAGATTACACATACATTGGTGTAGATTTAGGTGAGGGTAAAAATGTAGATGTTGTATGTAGAGGACATGAATATAAACCAAAAGAACATTATGATACAATTATTTCTACTGAATGTTTTGAGCATGATGAATATTGGAAAGAAACTATTTTGAATATCATTGAACATTTAAAAGAAGGTGGATTATTTCTTTTTACGTGTGCAACGGAAGGTAGAGGAGAACATGGAACTAGAAGAACATCACCGCAAGATGCTCCTTTCGTTGGTGATTATTATAGAAACTTAACCGAAGAAATTATAAAGGGTGAAATTAATTTAGATGAATGGTTTAGTGAATACCAATTTAGTAGTAGACAAAATCCAGCAGATTTATATTTTTGGGGAATTAAAAATGATAAACAATTAATAACGTTTAAATAAAAAAATATGATAGAAGTAAAAAGTAGCTTAAATAGCTTATCAGACAAAGCAGATGTAAAAGAAGGATATATGTATATGATAGACTTCACCACTCTTACATCAGTAACGGATTTAATCTTAATCTTAGCATCAATGGGCATAGTTTTCCCTTATGACCATCCGAACATTAATCAATTAGGTAAGTTCTTAAATTTAAATAATCCAATTCCATTACCTACGCAAGAACCTAATTTAGAAGATAGAATTTTTAAAGGAGAATAATATGAGTACAGAAAATAAATACCATCCACTAACGGAAAATGAATACTTAGAACTTAAAGGTAAGATAGAATCTATTAGGGATTATTTACCTGAAATGTTATTAAGTTATGTTTGGAGTACATACAAAAGGATAAGCGGTTCAAATGAGAATCAACCGTGTGGATGTAAGAGTGCAGCGGGATTATGGAGAAAGGCGGTAGATGTATTACAAGATTATATTAAAAGAGTTGAATCCGTATAATGAATGAACTATCATCATCAATACAATTAGAATGTAATCAGAGATTAGAAGTTCTATATAATAAACATCATAAGTGGTTAGGAGCGGTGGCATTTAATATATCACATAATCAAGAAACAACACAAGAATTAGTATCAGAACTTTATTTGTATTTAGCAGAGAAGTGTAATACTAAATTATTTTATTTAGATAGTTTTAATTTACAGTATTGTAGACAGTTCATTTTGAGTAGATTTATCAATGGTATTAAAAGAGATAACAAAAAGAAAAGATTGTCGGACGATTATGATGAAATAGATACAGAATATGATTATGATAGAGATGAGAAGATAGATAAAGCATATAATGAAGTAAGAGAAGAACTACATCATATGAAAAATAGAAAAGGATTTGCAAGTGCAATGATATATGAACATTATTGGTTTAGTGACAAGACATTGGATGAAGTAAGTAAAGATATAAGAATAAGTAAGAGCACAGTATTCTTAGCAGTAAAGAAAGTAAAGAAACATTTAAAGCAAAACATACAAAACCCATTTAACAATGATTAACGATGAAAATGCAATCCAAAAGATTGTAGAAGAAATTAAAAAGAGTATGAACTTAGAAGAGTTGGATGAATTAGAAAGACAGTACAACCAAATGTACAAAGAGTTAAAAGAAAAAGAAGAACAAAAGAAAGCATCAACTACAAACGAAAGCTAATTGGTTAATATATATAGATATACAAAAGCATTGATAAATACAATAAATAACTATGGCATTCGTTAAAGGTGATAATAGAATTAATAAAGCGGGAAGACCGGTAGGAGCATTGAATAGGTCTACCGAACAAATGAAGTTAACCTTAGCAAGAGCAGCTAATAAAACATTAGATACTATTTCAGAAGATTTAGAAAAGATAAGAAAAGATAATCCTGAAAAAGCAATACAACTCGCTTTACAATTGATGGAGTATGTAATGCCTAAGTTAAGTAGAACAGAAATGAAAGCTGAGATTAATCAAAAGATACAGCAGATAAGTGTTAATGTAAACCGAACAGGTAGTAAAGATGAATTTAGAGATTAACACTACAATAACATTCGAACATCTTTTAGATGCAAAGAGTAGAATCACTCAGCACATAGGCGGTACGAGAAGTGGTAAGACATACGCAATACTACAATGGATAATAGTTCAGGCATTACAATCACAACAAACGGTAACAATAGTAAGAAAAACTATTCCTTCACTCAAAAGAACTGTGATAAAAGATTTCACAGATATACTTAAATCAATCGATATTTGGAATGATGATAACTTTAATATTACTGATAGGGTTTATAAGTTGTATGATTCTTCTATTCAGTTTCTTAGTACTGATGATGCGGATAAGCTTAGAGGTATTAAATCTGATATACTTTTTATTGATGAGGCTAGTGAAGTGGATGAAGAAAGTTATTTTCAGTTATCTATAAGAACTACTAATCGTATCATACTCGCATACAATCCTACCGTATCTCCATATAGTTGGTTAAGACAAATGCAAGATTGTGAAAGATTTGTAACTACATACAGAGATAATCCTTACTTAGAAAAAGAAATCGTTAAAGCAATTGAGGATTTAGAAGTAACATCACCAAAGAAATGGCAGATATATGGTAAGGGTGAATTTGCTCTGAATGATAAAGCAATATTCCAATTTGATATAGTAGAAGCATACGATGGTGAGTTTGTAGGATTCGGATTAGATTTTGGATTTAGTTCTGACCCAACGGCATTAGTAGCGGTGTATAAGAATGGTAATGATTTATATTTAGAAGAATTAATTTATGAAAGAGGATTAATCACATCAGATATAATAAATAAGTTAAAAGGGTTAGATATAACAAAGAGTGAAGAGATATGGGGTGATAGTGCAGAACCTCGTCTTATAGAAGAAATATATAGAAGTGGATTTAATATTAAGCCCGTAGTAAAAGGAAAGGATAGTATTAAGT